TATTGATATTCTACCAACGAGTCCCATTCAGGAACACCCATTTGAAATGTATATGCAATACTTGTATCTTGTCTGTTTTGAAGCCAATTCATGTATTCATAGTTAGGCTTCTCTACGATATGCCCTGTCTGAATCTTTGCACTATTGGGGGCAACAGAGCCACCGCCAGCAGCACTAGCCCATTGATAGGTTAGGTCTGGTTTTACTATTTTAGCCATTTGTTGCTCCTTATGCTTTTTTAATGGTTAAATAATCGACGTAACAACCAAAATTGTTATCTGGTAAAACAAATATGCCGCCAATCATCGTATTTGAGTTTGTGATAGAGCCGCGTGACACCCCATCTATCAGCACCTCTAATAGTCCGCTCGTTCTTTTAAGCGTGAAAACCTGCTCAACGCTAGTATTAACGCCCGTTCCTGTGATGTCGAACCCGCTATAACCAGCCGCACCAAACCCAAAACGGCCGTCTAAGAAAATAGATAGGCTAAAATAACTAGAACCGCCGTTATAAAACTTAAATATTGAGCCTGAATATGACACAGGATCAGTAAACTTAGTCGCCAGTTCTATTTCAAAGTCGCCTTCAAACGTCAAATATGGGCTTAATGCGCCGCCGTTGTCGATGATTACTTCTTTATTAGCCCGTTGCAGACGGTTTGATAAAATGTAAGCGTATCTTGAGTCATTTGTTATACCAAGCGTAGTTGTCGTATTGCCAGTGCTGTCTGTCGTCGTTGTGTCACCATCTGTACCATTAAACTCATAATTAACAACTGTTGAGAGTGTAGCAATCTCATAGCTGACACAAATAGGTAAAGGTATGATGCTTCCAATACTGCTCAAACCCCTCAAGAAATACTCTTGTAGTGTTGTTAGCGTAGCGTGGTGCTTAATCTTTAAGTGTGCGTTCCCCATTTCTACTATGCTGCTGTCTGTTCTTCCAACGATATAATTAACAGCGTCAATAACACCTTGAGGAGTTGTGTTTGATATGTTAGCTACAATCCTAGCTTTAATAATAAAACGGTAAGTGTCATCATCTACCTCAAATGAAGCCCCTTCGCTGTCAGAGATGGATTTCCATGTTCCACCTAATGCCGCATCGTATAAACTACCAAATGTTTGTGCCTGAGAAGCCCCATCAAAACCAAAGAAAGGGAACAATGAGAAGTCGACTAACGCGCGAGGTTGACCTACAATAGCCCCAATCATATCTAGCTGACTACCTACCGCCGTCTCCAAGCTTCTAAGACCAATTAAGTCTTGAAGCATATCTTGTATTTCAGTTATTTCTGTGATAAAGATATTGATATGGGCATCAAAGATAGGCTTGTTTTTAAACTGTTGTGTATATCTACTTCTTGCTTGAGAGAGGTAATCTACTTCTACTATACTAGACATAACCCCTCCTTACACAAACGATACTAAGATATTAGAAGCTGATATATTGACAATCTTGTTATAATCAACAGATATGTTGCTTGTTCCTACAGGTGCTGCACTTGTACCGATAGTCATTCCACTAACGTAGAAGCCGCCTGTTGCACTATTGATTGGTGTGTACAATCTACTGTACAAAACATCTTCGCCAATCCCAAGTGTACTTAAATAATCGACTAAAGCTGTACGGATTAAATCCTCACCATCTGTAGGAAACGTACTGTCAACTGAGATAGTTAAAGAAATGTAAATTGGCAAATCTGTAGGTCTGTCAAACGAAATATTGTGTAATATGCCTTGACTATCTGCCACACCTGTTGTCACTGTACCGTAGCTCAATATGCCTGCTGGTTTGTTATTCCAAATAGCTTTAGCAATCTCTGTTGTAATACCACCCAACACAATTGGGTAGAAGCTGTGGGCAGGAACAGGAGGGGATACGAAAGCTGTATCAGTTTCATTCTCATAAATAACAATCTGCTTAACACCATCAAGTTTTAATATGGCAGCATAGATAGCTTCGTAAGTATTGCTACCGTCTTGAAACTTAGCTTGTAAGAAACGTAAACGTAGTTCAGCATCAGTCTCTACCACTTTACCTGCTATAGCTGCAAACGGGTTTGTCACCGTATCCCACCCAACTAGAGGTGATTGAATTGTTTCAACAGTGTTAGCATCTTGTAAGTTAACACCTGTCTCTGTACAAGTAGCTAGAGTTTGTTTCTTAGCTTTATTAATCGTGAATTGTGTTGCTACAAAGTCACAAGCATAGTCTTGATTTGTCACTTGAACAAGCAAATCAGTCCCGACCAATGTTGCTTCAATATAAGTAGAGTGAGAGGCATTAACAACAGCCATCAATCCGTTGACAATACTAGAAGTAGTAGCACTAACACCACTAGTATAAGTAACAGTAACGGGATTAAGATTTGAACCAAGAACTTTATAGGTGAAAGAATAAACCGTACTGTCGGCCACAGTTGTAGGTGTGATTTGAATTGCTGTCGCGCCTGTTTCATTTAGAACTACATCCTCCTGAAACTCAAACACCTTATTTGTGTTGGCACTACGAACATAACTCCCTGTTGGGATTGTTACGCCATAAGTACCTTTGCTTACTAGCAATGCTTGAGATGCTGTAGCCGTGTTACGGATAACACCCCCCAACGCACACAACTCCTCTAACGAAACACCTGTAGCTTGGTTAATATCGAACGAACTGTACACTTGCTGACTTGTTTCCCAAAGCTCTGCTAAAGGTTCGGCAATAATCTTAATCCATCTTCCTAGTACGCTATTGTCTGTTGTATCTAGTACATCGCCTGCGCCTAAGAAGCCACTAAACTCCGTATTAGCACTTGCTTTAAGAGAGGAAATAATATCTGTTAATCGTTTAACGCTAAACCCTGTCGTGCTTAATCCTGCCATATCCCTCTCCTTGTTTTATACACCAATTGAAGCAGTCAGAGTGGAATAGAAACCGTCAATGGTTCTCACTGTAAACTGAATTGTAATCTTTCTTGTTGTCTTATCAACTACGCTGCTGTAAGCTGTAATCTGCAACACTTCTTGTTCTTTTAATATCTCAGCTTGGATGATTGCATCAACAGCAGCTTTAGACCGATTCTTTCCTGCGATTTGATTAAAGTAGTCAATACCGATAGTTCCGTCTAAAAACCACTCACCTTTGAATGTTTGCAATCTAATCTTTAAGCGTTGAGCTAAGTTTTCAGATGTTGTTGTGGTGAATATCGGTGTCGTAATTGTAGCTGTTGTTGAGAGAAGGACATCCCCTGTCTCATCATTTAGTTTGATGTCCATTGCTATTTATTTCTCTCTTTAAGGTGTTGGAAGTGATATAGAACACTCTTGAAACTCAGATGCCTTTTTGTTAATAGCGGCAATCAAATCAGCAACAGCAACAGCCCTAGCAGCTATTTGTGTTGGGTATGTGATAGCAGGCTTGGCTAACGGGGTGATTAAGTTATCAATCAAACCTTTTACCCAGTCTATAACAGCATCGGGGTCTGTTGGTGCTGTAAGTAAAGCAATCAGAGGAGCTACCTTATCAAACTGTGCTGTAATTGCCGCCGTCTCTGCGTTCAAAGATGCAATTATCTCTGCCCCGACTTGTTGTAATTGCTCACACGAGTTGACACTTTCAATGCGTTTAGTCATGCTCTCATATTGAGAAGTGTTTATAATACTGCTACCTTGAGGATTCATTTTGCCACTCCATCTCTAAACACCTAAAATATATTTGTTATGATGCCATCTGACACTGTTACTACTTGACCTAGTGGGGTTGTGAAGCTACCTGTAGCCCCTGTTCCAACTACTACTCCACCTCCTGTAGCCAAGCTGTCAGATACTTTTGTATGTACACCTGTCACCTTCACTTCTCCGCCAGATGTCAACCTCACCTCACACTCACTATCTTTACCTATGTTATGTGTCATCACCATGTCGTCAACACTATGCGTTAAAGTGCGCGTATCGGGGTTGTTGATTGACTTTGAGAAAGGGTTTACACACGGGATAGCGATAGCATCTCTTTTATCAAAGCTACGCATATCAATTGGGTCATGTGCTGACGTAGCCCCGCTTTTAAATACGTCCAATCCTTTCTGACTAAATACAAGGAGAACATTGTCCCCTTGATTGATTGGGAATGTTAAAGCTGAGGTAGAGCTACAAGGGAACTGAACAGGGACGGAAAGGATAGTAGGATATTCAACAACTGTGCTATCCTTATACTCATGGTTTACAATTGGTTTTACATCTATACGACATTGCTCAAGTTTGTCAGTGTTTAGCACTTCTGCTACCATACAAACAAACATCCCACTCATTTTGAAATC